ATTGGGCAAAAAAGAACCTGTCGCAACAAATACTGCATCAATAGCTATAGACGGTGATTTAAAAGCAGGTATACAAGCAGGTATGGCAAACAGTACAGCCCAAAAGGGATACTATCTAGTTCTTGCTGCCATTAACAAACGTGCAAAGACATTAGCTGCTCAGGCTGGACTTGATCAAGCTGGCGAAATGGCTCTCTACCAACAGAAGAAAAAAGAAGTTGGACTTATGGTCAAAGATCATATTATTAAGAAATATCTTAAAGGTCAAGGATCTGGAACACTAAAAGCAATTATCGGTACTTATTTTGAATTAAAAGGCAGGGAAGGTTTTCTCTAATGGATTTTCATAGCTTAGTAAGAGAATTAGATGCATTAACAGCACAAGGAGCAAAAGAAATTGATCCTGAAGCAAGCGCCGCAGTTGCAGCAATGGCTATTTCGAAGGCAGCTAAAGGCAAAAATCTTTCTAAAACTGAAAGAGATGCACTTAAAGAATATGTTAAACTATTCCAAGAACTTCTAAGAAATCCTTCTTTTAGAAGTCGACTCAAAGATATGCAAAGATTGTTAGATAAGAAAAATTGAAACTTGTAAACCTACATCCTAAATTTACAAAACAACCATACTTAACCAATCCAATACCCAGACATCAAGTAGAAACACTTCCGTTCAAAGACTTTGACAAAGACGGCTATGAAGTTCCTACACCACTAGAATGGTTACATTATGAAGCAAACAACGTAACCCTTAATAGAGAAATACAATTTCATATTGCTCCAGTACAAGAATGGTATACTGATCTAGAACAAAGTGAACACAGACTTGTATTAGATCACTGTATGCTGTTAACTCGTTATGCATTTGCAGGCGAAGCGAGAGAACAATTACAAGAAGTTTGTCAGACTAGCCGTCCTATACTACAAAAGTTATTAAACATAAAACCAAAGTGGGGAATCGACTTTTCATTAGATTACGTTACACACAATATTGTAATGGAAGTAATACACATAGAACAGGACTTTGATAATATAGAAGAAGCAGAGTCTGCAAAAGAACGTTTAGAAAATATCATTGATAACACAGACTGGTATGATGGCGCAATGCGATTATACCAACGCAAAGACGAATGGATTAACCTATCAAGTGACGACCATTCGGACTATAAAGCACAGTTTTTTGGATGGGAACGTGCTTTTGATAATAAAAAAGTGTTTTAACACTTGACATCTATCTAAATATATCGTATAATACTATATAAACTAACAGGAGAAACCTTATGAGTGACCGTACCTATGGTGCTGAAGAAAAAGCAAAACTAGAAAACTTAGTTCGCGAAGGTGTTACAGTCCTACAAGAAGTAGAAGACCTAAACCAAGGATTAAAGGATACTGTAAAAGCAGTAGCCGAAGAACTTGATATTAAACCAAGTTTAATCAACAAAGCAATCAAAGTCGCAAAAAATAGAGATTGGGACAAACATTACGACGAGTTTGACGATCTTGAAACACTTATCACCACTTTGGGCTATGACAAGTGATTGTTAAAATAAAAAATTACTGGCTAGACAGCTATCATAGTGATAAAATTGCATTTTGGTTTGAACTAGTAAGTTTTGTATTTACAGTAGCCGCTAGTATGACTCTAGCTTTAAATGCAGACAATCCTAATATGCTGATTGTTTATCCAGGATTTTTTATAGGTAGTAGTACACAATGTTATGCAAGTTACAGACGTGGGTTGCCGTGGATACTATTACTTACTTTTTACTTTAGTTGTATCAATATTGTAGGATTTGGAGTAGCAGCTCAATGGTGGTAGAACAAAAACCCTATCAATGGTTAAGTTGGGTGGCAACAGTGTGTCTTTTAGGTGCTGCCCTTCTTGCCGCTTTTAATGTATACCCTTTGTATATTTGGGCATTTATTATCAGTAACAGTCTTTGGATATTAGTCGGAGTGCTGTGGAGAGAAAAAAGTTTAGTGGTAATGAATGCAGGACTAACTATTATATATGTTGCAGGATTATTTAAGGACTACTTGTAAATGACTAAGACTGTATATTGGGCACCAGTAATTGTAGGCGATGATTGGCCACTTGTTAGTGAACTTAAATTTTATGATCTAGAACGTCTTATCAAGCGTATTGACCCAATTGAGTTTTTTGGTCCTTCTACTGCAAGATGTCCTGCAATGGTAGACGAGCTTAAAAATACGTTTGCATTACGCAGTCCATTAGATTTACACATAGACTTTGGTGCTAACTTTGATAGACCACAATGTCATAATGAAACTTATACTCCAGAGCTACTAAGTCAGTTTATTAATGAACCGAATCCTCATAGAATATTCCAATTATCATATGCACAAATTGTCTTATTTTGTGAAGATGAATTAACAATGACACAGCTTCATCCATACTATGAAGATAACTCATTTACAGATAACGTAATGGGAGTTTCAGGAACTATAGATATTTCGTCCTGGTTAAGACCAGTGCAACCAGGCTTTAAATTTAAATCTAAAAAACACGTACTTAATATCGCAGATGGAGACGCTGTAGCATACTATAGGTTTAATACTAATGAACCAATAGTTTTGAAAAGATTTGATGCAAAGGGATTATATTCAGACAGAGCAAGCATTATGCAGGCGTGTTTAGCATTTAAAGATCATAAACCACAAAGGCACACATACTCACTAAAGGCATCTTACGAGGCGTTTAAAAGAGCAAGATACAATAAGAAAATGATTGCATATATTAAAGAAAATTTACTTGACTAATTATACAAATGATAGTATAATTAATTTATCGCTCAAGAGAGCAAGCAGATGGTTAGGTTGGCCACAAGCAACGAGGAGAAATGAATGGCATACGTAGACGCGATGTTTGATCGTGATCAAGATATTATTCGTGTAGTCGAACGCAAAGACGGTAAGAGACACTTTCACGAATATCCCGCAAAATATACATTTTATTATGAAGATCCTAGAGGCAAATACAAAAGTGTCTATGGCGATCCGCTAACACGTATTGTATGTAAGAACACAAAAGACTTTCGAAAAGAAGTTGCTATTAACAAAGGCAAGAACTTGTTCGAAAGCGACATTAATCCTATTTTCCAGTGTCTAAGTGAAAACTATCTTAATCAAGATGCTCCTAAACTAAACATTGCATTCTTTGATATTGAGACAGACTTTGATCCAGAGCGTGGCTTTGCTGACCCTGCTGATCCATTTATGCCTATTACTTCTATATCCGTTTACTTGCAATGGCTAGAAACAATGGTGTGTTTGGCAGTTCCGCCTAAGACACTTACAATGGAACAAGCAAAAGCAGAACTTGAAGGCATTGATAATGTAATGCTGTTTGAAAAAGAAGGTGATATGATTGATACCTTCTTAACACTGATTGAAGATGCAGATATCTTAAGTGGTTGGAACAGTGAAGGTTATGATATTCCATATACTGTAAACAGGACTAGCCGTGTACTAAGCAAAGACGACACACGTAGATTCTGCTTGTGGGGACAACTTCCTAAGAAACGTGAATATGAAAAGTATGGAAAATCAGCTGTTACCTTTGACCTAATAGGCAGAGTGCATTTAGATAGTTTGGAATTATATCGTAAATACACATATGAAGAAAGACACACATACAGGCTTGATGCCATTGGTGAGATCGAAGTTGGTGAAAATAAAGTCCCTTATGAAGGTACTTTGGACCAGTTGTACAACAATGACTTTAGAAAGTTCATCGAATACAACATACAAGATACCGCACTACTGGACAAGCTGGACAAAAAACTAAGATTTATTGATCTAAGTAATAACATTGCACACGAAAATACTGTGTTGCTACAGACCACTATGGGTGCTGTTGCTGTTACAGAGCAAGGAATCATTAACGAAGCACACAACAGAGACTTACGTGTACCCAATCGTCCTCGTAGAGATGATACAGAAAATACACAAGCGGCTGGTGCGTATGTTGCATTTCCTAAAAAGGGCTTGCATAAATGGATTGCTTCAATGGACTTGAATTCACTGTATCCTAGTGTGATTCGTGCTTTGAATATGGCTCCAGAAACTATTGTAGGACAGATTCGTCCTGACATAACTGAAGCTCGTGTACACGAAGATATGACTCTGAAGAAGAAGAGCTTTGCAGGCAGTTGGGAAGGTCGTTTTGCTACAGAAGAATACGAAGCAGTAATGGATCAACGCAAAGATATTGCACTAACAGTTGACTGGGAAGATGGACGCAGTGATGTGCTAAGTGGTGCAGAGATTTATCAATTGATATTCGACAGTCAAATGCCGTGGATGATTAGTGCAAACGGTACAATTTTTACAACAGAGTTTGAAGGCGTTATTCCAGGTATCCTAAAACGTTGGTATGCTGAACGTAAAGAACTACAGAAAAAACTAAAGAAAGCAAAAGATGCGGGACTTGCTGCAGAAATCGAATATTGGGATAAAAGACAGCTTGTTAAAAAGATTAATCTTAACAGTTTATATGGTGCTATTCTTAATCCTGGCTGTCGCTTTTTTGATAAACGTATTGGCCAAAGTACTACACTAAGTGGTAGAACTATTGTTAAGCATATGAGTGCCGAGGTTAACAAAACTATCACAGGTGAATATGACCACGTAGGTAAGGCTATGATTTATGGTGATACAGACTCGTGTTACTTTAGTGCATATCCTATATTGCAAGAAGATATTGAAAGTGGTAAACTTGAATGGAGTACTGAAAAGTGTATTCAACTTATGGATCAAGTTTGTGAGCAAGCAAATACTACATTCCCAGACTTTATGGTTAAAGCATTTCATTGTCCAAAGAGCAGAAGTGATGTTATTGCGGCGGGTAGAGAAATTGTAGCACGAAGCGGATTGTATATTACTAAGAAGCGTTATGCGGCACTGGTTGTAGACAATGAAGGATTTAGAACAGATAGTGAAGATAGTCCAGGCAAAGTAAAAGCAATGGGCTTAGACTTACGTAGATCAGATACGCCTGTGTTTATGCAGAAGTTTCTAAGCGAACTATTGCTTATGGTGCTTACTGATAAACCTCAAGAGGAAGTTTTAGAGCGTATTACAGAATTCCGTAAAGAGTTTTCAGATCGTCCAGGTTGGGAAAAAGGTTCGCCCAAACGTGCAAACAAGATTGGTCATTATCAACGTCTTGAACAGAAACAAGGCAAGGCAAATATGCCTGGACACGTTCGAGCAAGTATCAACTGGAATACACTCAAGCGTATGAACGGTGACAAGTATTCGCAAGAAATTGTAGATGGTATGAAAGTTATTGTTTGTAAACTAAAACAAAACCCACTAGGATATACAAGTGTTGCATATCCAACAGACGAACTACGTATTCCGGAATGGTTCAAAGAATTGCCATTCGACGATGCGGCTATGGCAGAAACAATTATTGACAATAAGTTAGACAACTTGATTGGAGTGTTAAACTATCCGCTAGAAGATACAAAACAACACACCACATTCCACAGCTTATTTGATTTCGGAGACTAATATGCAAGATTATAAGGTATATAAATCAGACGTTGTTATTAACAACAAAGAAAAATTTATCGATCAATGCGAACAAGCAAGTACAATGCTAAAGGCAGAATTTCCAGACGCAGACAATACAACGTGGATTTATCAGCAATACAACATTTTTTCTTACACAGCTTCCAGTATTTTGTTTTATGATCTGTATAAAGATCTAAATAAATGTATTAGAGATTATGTAGGAGACGATCGTAGAATATGGTTTCAGGCTTGGTTAAACTTTTTATCATACGAAGAAATTGAAAAAGTTCTTCCTATGCACGGACACGGTTTTGATATGCACGGATATATATCAATCGATCCGAAAAAGACCATTACTGAATTTGTAAACTTTGAAATTAAAAACGAAATTGGAAATATCTATATCGGTCCTTGTGGCGACGATTATCGTCACAGAGTAAAAAATATAGACAAATGGGACGGCAGTCGAATTACAATAGGATTTGATTGTACGTTTGATCCAGATGTTATATCGCCAAACCAGTTATTTCCAATATTATAGAGAAATATTATGAAAGTAAAAATTGAATTAGAAATTGACACAGAAAGGCAACAAGACCTAGAAACAGTAGAAGAGATGATTACAATGTTGCGTGAATTAGTAGAAAGATTCGAGAATTAAATGAATTTAAAAGTAACAGAAGTTGAGCATTACACTGATCGGCTTTTTAGATTCAAAACAGAGCGTCCTCAATCGTTTAGGTTTACCGCTGGTGAATTTACAATGATCGGTATGGGTGATAATGATATTATGAGAGCGTATTCTCTTACTAGCGGCCCCTATGACGAGTATCTAGAATTTTATTCTATTAAAGTAGCAGACGGTCCTCTTACTAGTAGACTGCAAAAGATTCAAGTAGGAGATGAGATAGAAGTAGGTCATAAGCCTACAGGAACGCTTACATTAGCTAATTTAGAGCTAGGTGGTAACTTATGGCTATTGGCCACAGGAACCGGTATAGCACCCTTTATATCGCTTCTAAGAGACCCTGCAACGTATGATTCGTTTGATAAAATTACTGTTATATGGAGTGTTAGGGAGCAAGCAGAACTACTAGCATATAATAATTTCCTACAAGATCAGGATATTGTTTATATGCCAACAGTAACACAAGACCCAGAATGGCCATTTATGAACAAGCGTATTACAAATATGATTAGCGCAGGACAAATAATTCCAGAATTAGATCCAAGCAAAAACAAAGTTATGATTTGCGGTAGTTTATCGTTTAATGATGATGTTAAATCGATGCTACAAGAATGGAAATGGGAAGAAGGAACTAGACGTACCGCAGGTACGTTTGTACAAGAAAAGGCGTTTGTATCGTGAAAGTAGGATTTACCTGTAGTACATTTGACTTACTACACGCAGGACATTTAATTATGTTACGTGAAGCAAAAGATCAATGTGATTATTTGATATGCGGATTACAAGTTGATCCTAGCATAGATAGAAAAGACAAGAATGCACCAGTGCAAACTGTAGTTGAACGCTACACTCAACTAAAAGGTGTTGAGTATGTAGATGAAATTATTCCGTATGGTACTGAAGCTGACTTAGAAGATATCCTTAGTATGTATCCAATTGATGTACGCATACTAGGAGAAGAATATCGTGATAAAGACTTTACTGGTAAAGACATTTGTCGCAAACGTGATATCGAATTACATTTTAATAAACGAGATCACAGGTTTAGTAGCAGCGATTTAAGGAGACGAGTTTGTGAATAGTACAACTAGGTGGATTTTTGATGTAGACGGTACCCTTACTCCTAGTAGAGGTAAGATAGATCCTAAGTTTAAAGAATTCTTTAATGATTTCTGTAGATCAAATTATGTGTATCTTGTAACTGGTAGTGATAAACCTAAAACTGTAGAACAAATTGGTAAGGATACTTACAATCTAGCACACACTGTATACAACTGTTCAGGTAATGATGTTTGGCAAAGCAATAAGAATATTCGAAAAAATGACTGGGTGTTGCCCGATCTTGCTAGATCATTTTTAATTAATTGTGAGTACGAAAGTCAATTTGATATACGTACAGGTAATCATATCGAAGAGCGCACAGGTATGGTGAACTTTAGTGTAGTTGGTCGTAACGCAAACGCAGAAGAACGTGCGGCATATGTTGCATACGACACAAAAGAAAATGAACGAAATATTATTGCAGAGGCATTTAACGTAATGTTCCCAGAGCTAGAAGCACGACCGGGTGGTGAAACAGGAATTGACATTGCTCCAAAAGGTGCAGACAAAAGTCAAATTATTGAAGATTTTAACACAACAAGAGATGAAATTTGGTTTTTCGGTGATCGGATGGATAAAGGTGGTAATGATTATCCACTTGCAAAACTTATTAAAAAAACACGTCACGTTCAAAAATGGCAAAACACTTGGGAATATCTGTCGTGGTTTCGTGAACAAGGAATAGCACAATGAAAATATTATTAACCGGTCATAAAGGATTTATTGGATCTAAACTAATGAAAGTGCTCGAAAAAGATCATTCAGTTACAGGTTTAGATAAACAAGACGATTTCGATTTACTGTATGGAGTTCTTCCTAAAACTAAATTTGATTTAGTAATACATTTAGCAGGACGGAGCGGTGTACGTGAAAGTATTAAAGATCCTTCAAGTTATTGGATGAACAATGTAGAAGCAAGCAGACGCTTGTTTGAACGATATGGTGACAACACACGTATACTATATGCGAGCAGTTCGAGTGCTTACGAACCCGATTTGAACCCTTATGCGGCATCTAAGTATGTATTAGAAGAACTTGCTGAACGTTATCCAGATACACTAGGTATGCGTTTCCATACAGTATATTCAGACGATTGTCCAAGAGAAAATATGTTTTTTAAGAAATTACGTAACGGTACATTAGAATATACAACCAAGCATTATAGAGATTTTATACATTTATTAGATGTTATTGACGCAATCAATATTTTGATTCGTAACAAACATATAAATGGTGTAATAGATATTGGTACAGGTCTGCCAATTAAAATCCAAGACTTAGCACCAGATTTACCGGTGCGTCTAAATACCCCTGGAGAGCGTGAATGGACTTGCGCTAATACAGAAAAAATGAAGGCGTTGGGCTTTAAACCTAAATATAAGGTAGAAAAGTTCTTGACAAATGAAGATAAAGGCAATATAATAAACTTATTCAATGGAGAATCGTAAATGAAAGACATCTTACAAGACGTGGTAGCACATACACACGCACTAGGCTTTCTATCGCTTGTAAAAGTAAGCAACGAAGAAGGCACACAAATTGACTCGATGGCAGAAGATCGTTCTGTTATTTTAACTGCATCAACTGCATCGCAAGTAAACGAGTTCAAAGGCACATTTGGAATGCCAAACTTAGACAAACTAAGTTTGCATTTGAAAAACCCAGAATACAAAGACAATGCAAAGATTAATGTTGTAGAAGCAGAACGCAATGGCGAAACTGTTCCAACACACATTCACTTTGAAAATGCAGCAGGTGACTTCCAGAATGACTATCGCTTTATGAATAAAGCGATCATCGAAGAAAAACTTAAGACTGTTAAGTTCAAAGGTGCAGCTTGGGCAGTAGAATTTACTCCAAGTATGGCAGCTATTGCACGTATGAAACTTATGAGTGCGGCACATTCAGAAGAGCCTACGTTTAACGTAATGACCAAGGACGGCAACCTAGTATTCAGCTTTGGTGATGCAAGCACACACGCAGGCGAGTTTGTATTTGAAGCAGGAGTTGAAGGTACACTTTCACACACTTGGAGTTGGCCTGTAGCACAAGTACAAGCAATCTTAAACTTAGACGGCGACTTAACTATGAGCATTTCAGATCAAGGTGCAATGAAAATTACAGTAGACAGCGGTATGGCCAAGTATGACTATATCCTGCCAGCACAGAGTAAGTAATATGAAATATTTTAATTGGATATTTTATGCAATGTTGATTGTTGCTGGTATATTGACAGTTTCAGTAACACAACAAATGGAAGAGAGATTTCGACTCATTGAGTCACAAATTGATGAAATGAACATAATGTTAAAGGATATGTCTCAATGATGCCAGCAGAACAATATTCTCCAAGCAACTTAAATGTGAAGAAATAAATGAAAAAAGACTTAACCGCAACACAAAACGATTACGCTAGATTTCTACCAGCACTGAGTGGCTTTTATGCAACTTATGTAGGTAAACAGCGTTATGATGAGTATGTAGATAAGTCACGTATTCCTGCAAACTTTACTCACGGTGTTGAAAGTCTTAACTATCTTAACAAAAATGAAGGTCAATTTCAGTATCAATGGACACTGTATTCAGCAGGACACGCTGAACTTGATATTAACAAACACGCTCCTAAAGAAGATATGGTGCGTAACAGAGATAGAGAAAACAGTTGGATACTTGGAGACTCTGGTGGTTTCCAAATTGGTAAGGGTGTATGGGAAGGTGACTGGAAAGATCCTAACTGTCCTAAAGCACAAAAGAAACGTGACGGTGTTCTTCGCTGGATGGACGCTTATATGGACTATGGAATGATACTTGATATTCCAGCCTGGGTAGCACGTTCACCGGAAGGTGCAAAAGCAACAGGCATTAGTACATATGCAGAAGCAGTTAAAGCAACACGTATCAACAACGACTATTGGATGAAGCATAGAACAGGTGCTTGTAAGTTCCTTAATGTTCTACAAGGTGAGAATCACGCAGACGCAGATGACTGGTATGAACAGATGAAAGATTACTGTGATCCAGTTAAGTATCCCGACAATCACTTTAACGGATGGTCAATGGGTGGTCAGAATATGTGTGATGTGCATCTAGTTCTTAAACGTATTGTAACACTACACTTTGACAACTTATTACAAAAGGGTGTACACGATGTAATGCACTTTTTAGGTACATCAAAACTAGAATGGGCTACATTGCTTACTGATATTCAAAGAGCAGTACGGAAAAATTATAATGAAAACTTTACTATTACTTTTGATTGTGCTAGTCCTTTTCTCGCAACCGCGAATGGACAAATATACATTCAAAATGAAACAGCGGATCGCTCGAAATGGACATATCGAATGGTGCCGTCCGTTGACGATAAAAAATATGCTACAGACAACCGTCTCTTTAGAGATGCTGTTATTTCAGATGGGGTATTTAAGAACTTTGAAGACAGTCCTATCACTGCCGAACTCAAAGTATCGGACGTTTGTACATATGCTCCCGGAGATTTAAATAAGATAGGGAAAGAAGGAAAAACATCGTGGGATAGTTTTTCGTATGCGATCCAAATGGGTCATAACGTGTGGAGTCACATTAATGCAGTTCAAGAAGCAAACAGACAGTACGACAATGGGATCATTCCGAAAATGCTTGTACAAGAGCAATTTGACAGGATTCTATTTAGAGATGTTGTGGAAGAAATATTTGCAATTACAAACAAAGACCAAGCTCTAGCCAAGATTGAAGAATATTCTAAGTTTTGGATGGCAATTCCAGGTACTAGAGGTGCAATTGGTAAAAAGACTGTTAATTCTAGTACTTTTTTTAATAACTTGTTCGAGGTAGAAGAACCTATTGTTGAAGACGATGTACTAGACGAGACTAAGTTGGAGGAACTTGAGGATGAGCAATTATGATAACGTGGAAGATAAACTTCGAGCCCATTACGAAGAGCTAAAACGGAAACATCGAGAGCTTGACGAAGAACTTGAAACCAAGTATAATAATATGACAGTAACAGAAGAAGTTCGTAGAATGAAAACTATGAAACTTTATTTAAAGGATGAGATGCATCGAATAAATGCATACTTGATACAGAAAGGCTTGGAATAGCTTGATAAGAAGTTTGAAAGATACTGAAAAAGCATTAGTAGAAGACGATCCTGTTCGTCCACATATTCCGTATGAAAAAAGATTTGAAGACGGACGTAATGTTATAGCACTAGAAGAAGATGGTAACGTTGTTGCTATCGTCTGTACAGCACTGTGTAACGATGTACCGTTAACCGAAGAGGAAATGTTTAATTATGCTAATCCTTGTGGTGACATATTAGTTGCATACACAGTTTGGAGTTATAGTCGAGGTGCAGGAAGAACTATTATTAATACTCTTAGAGAGTGTGCTATCGATGATAATTGTAGTAAACTAGTAACACTTAGCCCTTTAACCGAAATGGCAGAAAAGTTTCATATACGTAACGGTGCAAAACTTTTACGTAAAGGCGGAATTTGTCAAAATTTTGAGTACGATTTATGAAAAGAGATTACAATACAGGTACAAAAGATCAAGTTACATTCTTCACAGGTGTAGAAGTTGAAAAGACTCCTGCGTTTGGTTTGAAGACATTGTTTGTAACTGGTGTACAACCTTGTGATATTATTCAAAAGCATTACGATGAAGAACAATGCGAACACATCTTCTTTGGTGCTAATCATAGTTTCAATCCTGGTACTAACTTTCCACAAGATGCTGAGCAATGGGATCCTTGGGACAATATGATTAAGGCGTTTTTAACTGCTGGTAAACTATGTAGTTTAGATATTCCTATTTCACTTGCAGAGGCATTTTTAGAATCACCATTGATTGAATACGACAACTTTATCCCACAACTTCGCGTTCCAGTGCCTTACGCAAAACTGTGGAACTACAACACTATGTTGAAGATTGATGATAAAGACTTTAAGGCAACTAATCCTGGCGTTTGGTGTCATAGTTTACACGATCTGTTAGATAGAGAAAAATTTACAGATTGGGGCAAATATGGCCTTGACAAAGTTATCAAATGAAAGTATACTATAAACAATGCAAGAAAGATATTATGATTATATGGTACGCAGATCTAGAGAAGAAGACGCAAAAATGACAGAAGCAAATACTATTCACGTCCCAATGACAACAGCAGAACGCAGTATTTGGGTAACCTTTTCAAAAGAAGGTGTACATATGTACCCAGGTGCTGACACAGATCCTAAACTAGCAACTGGTGATTGGGATGACGTTAGTTTCCTTGGCATTCCACATCGTCACATATTCCATTTCCGTGTCCGTATTGAAGTGTTTCACAACGATCGTGACATTGAATTTATCCAGTTTAAACGCTGGATGCAAAGACTCTATGATGTCGAAGGCGTACTAGAGCTTAACCACAAGAGCTGTGAGATGATTGCAGACGATCTATATAAAGAAATCTCTAACAAATACCCCGGCCGGTTTGTAGAGATCAGCGTAGCTGAAGATAATGAAAACGGCTGTTCGATTTTTTACCCTACTAAATGACAAAGAGAGAGAAATCAAAATGTCTATCAAGTTCAATCGTGATGCATACACGAAAGTTTTTAACGACTTGGATAAATTCCGCGACTACTGTCGCTTCGAAGGTAAAGTTTTTAACGAAGCAGACCTTTATAAGAAAGATGCACCTGTTTGGCAGGCGTATCAAAAACATCAAAATTATCTTCGTGCAAAAGCACGTAACTTAGGACGGAACATAAGTCAACGGAGAAATTAATGACTATCTATATTGTAGACATCGAAGCAGTAGATACTAGATACACAAAGCAATGGAAGGAACATCTTCCACGGCAACTGCAACGAGCTACAAACGAAGAAGTTGTTACTATCAGCGGCGGAGAAACTCCTCAGGCAACTACGCCTGGGGCATTTCTTAACTTCGGCGGTACTAACGTTTATAAAAGTAAACAACTAGAAAAAATAGGAGAAATGTTTTGCAATGGATCTGTTAAAGATGGTGACTATTTTCTCTATACCGATGCCTGGAATCCTACAGTTATTCAACTACGCTATATGGCAGAGCTATTGGGTGTTGATATTAGCATTGGTGGTTTGTGGCACGCAGGTAGTTATGATCCGCAAGATTTTTTAGGTAGACTTATAGGTGATAAGCCTTGGGTTCGACACGCTGAAATGTCAATGTTTGAATGTTATGATGATAACTTTTTTGCAAGCGAATTCCATATTGATATGTTTACAGATACAATGATGGACGACTACAATGTTGATATGGATAAAATACATCGTGTTGGTTGGCCTATGGAGTATCTAAAGAACAGTTTAGACAGTTACAAAGGTATGGAAAAACGAGATCTTATCTTGTTTCCACATCGTATTGCTCCGGAAAAGCAAGTTGACATTTTTAAAGATCTTGCAATTAAATTACCTCAATATGAATTTGTAGTATGTCAAGAATATCCATTAACAAAAAATGAATATCATAATTTGTTAGGTGAAGCAAAACTTGTGTTTAGTGCTAACTTACAAGAAACACTTGGTATTAGTTGGTACGAAGGCGCACTAGTAGATGCTATTCCAATGGTTCCTGATAGACTAAGTTATTCAGAAATGGCACTGCCTGAGTTTAAGTATCAAAGCGAGTGGACTGAAGATTATGATGCTTATACGGATAATAAAGACAAAGTTATTGCACAGATCGTTGAGTATATGGAAAACTACGATGACTTTCTTGTAAGTTTAGATAAGCAAAGAACAAAATTAAACAAAGAATTTTTTAGCGGTACAGATCTTTATAGGACGATTGTAGATGAATAATGAAGATGATTTTACCTTTGACATTTCTAGCACTTTGAATATCGGTGACATTACTATCAGCGATTCAAGTAAGGATACTATTACGATAGATCTTGGTAACAATATGACTAGCACATTTGATACTACTTATACAGTTGACTCATCAAATATGTATACAGGAACTACTGATGTTAACATTGACTGGATTTATAATAAGATAAACATAGATCCAGACAAGGTAGAAAATATGTGCAAAGAATATCCTGCTCTAGAAAAAGTATGGCGCAATTTTAAAAGTGTTTATGATATGGTGTTACAAGACTACGAAGGCAAAAAGAAAGCAGGTGAACTTGATGACGACATCCCGTTTTAAAATTACCGACTATGCTAATGGTTTTATAAAGACCTATGACGACTTACTGACACATTCTGAACACGATAAATTATTGAGAGAGATGTTTAATTTACAGTTTTCATACGGTGAAACAGATGAAGCAAACACTCCGCCAAGCGGTATGATATGTGATTTAAATCCTGATCAACATTATACACATAATATATTAGAGACCTATCTAAATGACCTTAATTTTCTACAGGATTGTTACATCGATCGAAGTTATGTGAATATATTTGGTCCGAACGAGAGAACTTATTTTCATCACGATTTTACAGAATATACAGCACTATATTATCCCGGTCCTAGTTGGAATATTAACGATGAAGGAGAAACAAAATTCTTCTTTACAAACAATCCTTTTGATTGTATACTACAAGAACAATCTGAAGATATGCCAGTAATGATCTCTATTGCTCCTATTCCTAATAGGCTAGTAATATTTAAGGGAGACGTATTGCACTCTGCAACTAGTTTCAGAGAGTCGCATAGATTTAGTATTGCATTTAAATTTTTGAGGAAAGATGTATGATTAAGAAACATTATTATACCTGGACAGACGTAGAACGTATGTGTATCAGCATTGTTAATCAAATGTATAAAGACGGTTGGCGTCCTGATTACATT